GGGTAATCTTTGACTTCACCAAGACCGACGGGCATATTATCTATACTATATACAGATAAAGAATGTATGGCTCACCATTAGGAAAGGATTGGCGTGTAAAAAAAGTTAAAAGTGAAGAGCCTCTCCAAAAGTTCAAAAAGGAAAAGCCAGTGCTTTCTACAAAGACGGGGAAAGAACTCGTGGAGAAATCGTGTAGTCTCCAAGAGTTATTATGGTTGGATAGTTGGTTGGATAATCTTGTGCGGTCTCGTTCATTACCGCCACAATGTAAGGGCAAAGACGCTTTTAACGCACTTACGCAGTTTCTTGCCCCTTCTGATGTTCTGTCGGTTCTGGAACTCTTACGGAAAGACTTTCTGGCTTCTCACCCACAGAAAGCGGAGGAACAGACTGACGATTTCCAGTTTCTTCTGGCGGAGTTGGGGGCATATCCCGCACATCAAAACCTACCTCTCCCCGACGACCGCAACAATCGGAGACTAACCGATGACCTCTGATTGCTTGAAACACTTTGTAGGCGATAAACAAGACCGCCATAGTCGTTGTGCTGACCCCAGCGGAAGCCAAGAGTGAAGCGTCCATTCTATACTTTGTTAAGAGATTTTAGTCGTTCCAGTTCCTTTCGTTGTGTATCCAGATACGGCTTCGCAACAAAACGATAGTGAATAGCACACACGCTCAACGCTCCCAGAATAGTCATTACAAAGTCTCTCATCTACTCTAATAGGTTAGGCATTCCTTAAACTAAAATAATATAGGTAATATACCCAAATCGTAAAGTCCCCATAGACCCCCAAAAACGACCACCATAGGACACTTTACGCAATGGCTATATTACCCTTATTACCCTATCAAGGTTTAAAGATTTCTCACCTATCTTACTTAATGGAGTGCGTCAAGTGTAAGAAGAAGATAGACCCGCATTTCGGTTGTGATGTTTGTGAGTGTGCGGTATGTAGCCGTTGTGAGAAGTGCGATGTTCGCCTTTGTCGCAACTGCGATAATCAGTCGTCGTATTTGAACTGGTTTGAAAAGGACGGCATAGAAAAGCCAGATGTCTATTGGTGTGAAAAGTGTATCAAAAAACATAAGAAAAAGGCTACGGACCAGCCGTCCAAGAAGGAGACCCTTGCGGAGAAGTATTGATATTCGCAACCGCACAAGTAAAGGTATTCTGTCCCGTAGTCCCAGAAGCAAAAACTTTATCACCGACCTTGTAATACACAAAGTTAGACCACTGGGCTATTCCACCATTCACGGAAGTAGTAGAAGCCGTCCAGTCTGCCGAAGGAGGAGCAGTTCGCTTTCCAGCACCCGTAGTCGCATACACAACGCCTCCACTCTCCGTTTCACCATCACTGGGGTAATCAATAAAGTCCGCATAATGAACTCGTGTTGCTGAACCGCTCATTCTATACCTTTATCTAACATTTTTATTGATTGAGAACTCGTGCGTGGTGTAGGGATACGAGCCACTGCGGGTAATGTTTGTATAAGCAAACCCATCGTCCCATCTTCTTCAAGTCTCGGCAGTCGTCCTTTGAGAGACCGATGTGGGTTTTGAGGAGATAGGAAAGGGCGTGGAAACTGGTCGCCATTGGATATACGACGATATGGGTTGCTTCGTTGAGGAGCAATCTGGTCTTTTTGTAGTTAGTGAGGTAGTGCGATAAGCAAAGCATTGTAGTATTGGTATGGCGACCCATCGTAGCCAAGTCATCTATTAGTTTATGGACTACTTTTTCTGCTGGACCAGTAAAAGTATCGTAGTCGTCAAAAATCACGCAACAATCCTTAAACTCATCTAACTCTGGGAAATCATCAATAAGAGTTTGAATGTTAATGCGTTTGGGAGGAGGCTTCATCGTATCAAGTGTATTATCTTCGCCCAGTTTGGAAATCAGATAGACTTCACGGGAAGGGTGGAGTTTCTTATACATTTCCGCAATCCCTTTGGCTATGTAGGACTTACCAGAGCCAGACGCACCAGCGATATACCAAACCTCACGCTTGGTTGGGTCGGGAGACGGAACTAACTGGAACTGACTATCATCGGGCAGATTAATAGAAGTGTCTTTGGCTTCATCAGACAATATGCGGTCGTAGAGTTGTTTGCCTAACGAACTCTCCCCAACAAGTTGCTCGGACGCAAGACCTTTCTGTCGGGCTTCGGCAAGTCGGTTCAACATCTTCACCCGTTCGGCTGGTTTTACATCACGCAGTTCCGTAGCGTATTTGGTGGCGTTTATCTCCGCCTTCTTGCCCTTGTATCCCTTCTTGCCTTCATCTCCTTCGTGTAGATAGAGGACTTTCCCGTCGTCTTCACCTCCCTTTACCAACGCAATAGGCTTCGCACCTTTGGACTTATCAAACGAGAGGCTCGGCATTATATATTATACCAATATTTTTTCAAAAATGCGAAAACACTAAATCAAAATCGTATGATAGGATAATATAGTATTCTCCTTTCATATGGTTTGGCGATTATGGTATTTACATTCATTCTTACTTATAACTCGGATTATCTTCCAGTATCTTCCCGTTTATCTGGAAAGACCCAGCAGTGGCGAAATGCGGAAGACTTTTAACTCGTATGCGTTCGCCTTGTATGAGTTTGCTTGTATCCCTATGGACTTTCTGATAGATTGGGAATATCGCCCGTTGATAATGGCTTTCAAAAGGTTCAATCACCTTACCCCTTTCTGGACCACTTGTGAGCGTGTAGCCGTTCAGTATCCTATCGGCTTGTTCGTCTTGGTATTGCTTGTGTCCCGTATCAAGTTTGCGTGGAGGTTTGCCTTCTAAAACTGGTGCTTGTTCGAAGATGTCGTCGGCAAGAACCCGCAGACCATACGCCATAGGAGGTAGGCGATTTGTGTAATAGTGTGAGGCACGACGAAGGTGTTGTTGGAGTTCTTCGGCAATACGGAGTTTATCCGTCGTATCCTTTCCACTTTGGACTTGGGCGACATTCATAATGTTCGCCGTTCCACCCCGCAAATCCGTATCGTGCTTGGGGTTTTTCATAAGGTAGGAATAGACCCTCGCAAGAGCCCACTGCTCTTTGCTTAACTTCATAGACATAGGGGCATTCACGCCTTTCTTAAAAGTGCCTTTCATACGAACTGATTGCGGATTAGTTTTGTATGCCCCAATCCCACGATTATAGACTTCTTGGAGTGTCGCAAGAGGTTCGCCACTAATCTTCGCCAACTCTGGAAGCGAATACCCTTTGTCTTCCAACTTGTATTTCTTCAAGAAATCTGTGCGTTTTGTTCCGCCTATCAAGTCCTTTGGCGTGTTCTTTGTGAGCGACGCTTGGATAATGTCTTCAATCGCTTTGAGGTGCGTGAGGAGTTGGTCTTTGCTGGTCGTCTTCATAGCAGAGTTAATGTATCCCAGTAGAGAATGCTCTGCCTTCAAGAAATCGTCCAACTGATAGACATTCGCCATACGGCTTTTGAACTGGTCTAACTCATACCGCAAGTTCTTCATAGGGACTTTCTGGTTCTGCTCTAAAAGGGCAATCATCGTTCCAACATCACTCAACATAGAGTAGAGGCGACCCAAGTCCGAGTTTAGGATTGGTGTGAGTTTCACAAGCGTAGCGTCGTCGCCACGAAACTTCGCCAACGCAAACTCACGCTTTAAAACTTTGAAAGGGTTGTTCTCATTTTTGTAGAACACAATGTCCTCACTCAACGACCGACCAATATCTTCAAAGGAGGGATTAAGAACCTTATCGCCGTTGTGGAACTCATAAATAATAGAAAAGTCCGTGTATTTATTGTTCTGAACCAAGCCTATCGTATCCAGTTTGCTAATCACGGGCGAACTGAACGCCTCTTGGAGTGTGAAACGCCGACCACGCACGACCTTTGACCCTTGTAGCACTTCTGGGACAGACCAACGGACAATGTGGAACTTAATCTTCTTACGGGCGACCAAGAAGTCCTCTGGGCTTGGACTATCTTTTAGCAGTTCATCGGCAGAGCGTTTCTCTCCCTCTGTGATGACCTTTGCCTTATACAACTCATCAACCTTCGCCTTACTTTGAACTGCGTTAAATCCAGTAATCTTTCCATCAACCAGCCCAGCATCTAACGGGATTACTCTCCATTCTTCTACCGACCCAGCCTTAATATCGCCAATAAAAACATTCGGCAACCCACGCAGATTTTTAATAATCGTCTGGAACTCTGACGCAAGGTCATCAAGAACCTTTGCTTCATCGCCGTTGCGTTTCACTACTTCAAACGCATCATAATCACCAGCGTATTGCTGACTACGGAGCGACATTGACCCAAGAACCTTAACATCTTTACCACCACTGAACGACATTGCGTCCAGTATAGTCATAGCATCGGACGGGTAGTTTTCGGGATATGACTTTGTCCGTGTTTCATCAGACATTCTATCTATATACTATTCACATATTTTTTGTAGGGTAATATAGGTAATATAGCCAGAACGGAAACTATCTGCTCTGGCTATATTTGTATGGTTCGTGTGGGACTTTACGATTTGGGTATATTACCCTTATTATGGCTTACCCGTCAAGTTGAGACGGCGGATAAAGTTCTTGCGAATATTGGCGACTGATGAACCCGCATACACTTGGATATTGCTTCCATTAATACCACCAGCCTTATTGATTGCCTTTGCGAGTGCGTCAAAGCCTTCACGGGTCGTGGGTAGGTCTCTCTGGCGTGTTGGAAGCACACCAGCGGAAGCGGGAGCGGAACGAGGAGCGGGTTTGGGGCGTTCATACACCGCCCTATCTTTGAGGAAATACTTTTCGTATCCCTCTTCCTCATTCAACTCCTTAAAATATGTAGGCAACTTATCGTAGTGCTTTGTTCCCTTTGACCCCTCTGACCGAGTAGCCGTAGAATGTGTCGCAGAAGTAGCCGTTGTAGCACGGGAACGGGCACGGGAAGGGGCACGGGACGCACGGGAAGTCGCCGTTGGAGCACGGGAAGGGGCTACACTTGGAGGAGGAGGTTGAGGAGGACGAGGAGCAAGTTCCAAGTTGAACCCTTGCGTATCTGGGTCAAAACGCCCACGCACACTATCCGTCGCAGAAGCGGGTTGAGTGCGTTCCCTATTCTGATGACCTCTGCGTTGCCCCACATATGTAGAAGGCACGGAAGGTGCGAGGCTCTGTGCTTCGGCTTCACCAAAGTATTCGTCTGCTCCACGACCATTGCGGGGGAAATACATACCAGAGTTGAACCCAAACACTTGGCGTTCATCTTCATCAAAATCACGGGCAGAACGGCTCACACCCGTTTCTGTGTCGTGTGCCGTGTTTTCACGAGGACCAGCGGGTCTATCAAAGTCGCCGTCATCATCATCGTCATCTTCGTCCATATCACCCACACGGAAGCGTTGGGCTTGTTGGGCGGTAAATAGCCTATCCCTATCGGCAGTAGAAAGCAGACCACTTGGATTATCATCAACCGCATACTTCAACATCTTTGAAAAGCCCAGAGACGACACCAAGTTCTTTGATAGAGCAAGACGCTCTGGATTGGATAGGTTTTCGCCTTGTTGCTGGGAGATTACATTTAGAGCCTCTTGCTGACCCGTGAGAGGATTGAAGCGTGTCTCTTGGCGTTGGACGGGAGCACCCGCAATCATACGAGTTAGATAGGTGTTGAGGCGAACAAAGAGCGTTTGTAGAGAAAGAGCCGTTTCACGGGCAGACGAAGTCATACCAGCACTTTCCGTTTCGTCATCAAGAGACCCGTTGAGGAGTTGTAGAATGTTCTGAACCTTTGCTTGTAGGTCTTCCACAAAATCAGAGTTGCCTTCGGGAACAAGGCGGAAGATGAGACCAAGAGCACGAGACGCATTCGCCAAGTCAAACTTGTTGAGACCCGCTTCTGGGTCGCCACCAGCAAGAGCGTCTTGGATTTGTTGTAGGATTAAGTTCAGTTCAATAGAAGGAGAAACGGCAGAAGGGTTAATAGACTGCGTAGGAGCACCCGAAGACTGGGGCATAGCACCAGAAGTGAAATCTGCCTTTGCCGTTGCGATTGCGTTGAGTTGCCCCACTCTGTCCCGCAGACGAGCGATGCCGTGTGCTTGACCCTTTGCGGAACGCAATACACCACCACGAAACTCGGATACATAATCGCCACCACCTCTATAACTAAATGGTGCGTCTGGGTGGTCTTGACGAGCAGAACCCACTTGGTATGCTCCGTTATTCTGATTAGCAAAGACACGCTGACCCAGAACTGCGTCTGGAAGCAGACCCCGTCCGTGAGGAGTTCCCACATACCGCATACGACTTAACTGGGTCGCACGAACCTTCGCACCAGCCATATAATCGGCATCTACCCGTTTCTGTTCGTGATACGAGGCTTGGAGGTCATCACCCTTCCACCAAACTTGCGGTGTATGTTCCTTTGTCGGGAATAAGCGTTCGGGAATGCCTTTCATAGCATATACAGACTGATATGCCGAAGGAAACCCCAGATTGAGTGCGTCTGACTGAACCTTTTCAGTCGCCACCGCACCGATGGATTTCGTTCCAGCAAGACGCTGGTTGAGATTAACGCCGTAGGACATTCTATATACTACGGCAATATTTTAAAAAATCCCGTGAAAGTGCTCTATAAATGATTAGTAAAGATTGTGAGCCTTCACATATTTAGAAGCGTCAATCATCGATAGTCCCTTTTCCGCCATTACCCTCTTGACTACCTCTGCCCGTTTGCGACGACCATCAGAAGCACCAGCGGGAGCACGACGGCGACGACCACCAGTTCCAGCACCAGTGCCGAGACCCACCATACCCGCAAGGTTGCTAATCACGGGAATACCCAAGTCGGAAAGGAAACCGCCACCTTGACAAATGCCGTGTCCGTCTTGCCCCAGCATACCAGCACCAGTTCCCATACCCATCATAGCCATATCATCACGCTCACGACCAGCACCAGTTCCAGCACCAGTTCCGCAACCACGACGACGACCCTTACCCTCATAAGCACCAGTGTCGGAGTTGGTTGCTCCGCCGTGTGTAATCACAAGTTTTCCAGCACCAGTCCCCATACCTTTACGAGGGCGACCACGAGCACCACGACGAGCAGAACCAAGACCAATAGCGTTCATTACACCAGAGGCAGCCATACCCTCTGGACCAAGTAGAGGGGCAACTGACTTCGCAATACCAGCAACGGGACGGATTACACTCATAAAGCCGTCGCCGAAATCAGACCAGAAACCCGCTCCGTGTAGGGAGTGAAGGTGCTTACCAAGATGAAGCCCCATCTGCGTTGCCTCACTCATACCCTTCTTACGACGACCACCAGTTCCAGCACCAGTTCCAGCACCTACCATATTATCGCCGTGTCCGAGACCAGCCATAGACGCAACAGAACCAAGCATAGGATTAAACTGACCCAGCATTCCAGACAGAAACCCACCACCTTCCATTTCCTCATCACTCTCACTACCAGCACCAGTCCCACCACCACGAAACTGGGAGAGACCCATAGACGGGGTTGCTCCGCTTCCCGCAATAGGCATCTGCCGTCTATCCACCCGCAGATTGGCTCTTCCACTTATGGGGTTAGTGCGTTCCATCTCCTCCTCCATAGCCCTCATATCGCCTCTGTGTTTTCCAGCAAGACGAGCCATTCGTTATATCAGTAGCCAATATTTTATTTGGCGTGAATGTTCCAAATAAGCGGATTTCGTGGAACTCGGGACGGATAATAACTTTGTCTATCCGTAGAACCGACTGGGAATATGGAATACTTATTTCAAAAGTGCCGTTTTTGAAATACGACCAGTTCGCATTACAAGTCCAGCCACCTATTACTCGTCGGAGGGAGTTCATCTCTAATAAGGGTAATATACCTAAATCGTAAAGTCCTTACGCACTGCCCGAATACGCCCGACCCACGAACATCTCCGCATTGGGTATATTACCTATATTATTCTCTGGCGTAAAATATGTGTAGAAGATATAGAGATGAGCGTTGATACTAAATGCTACGAAGCCGTTGCGGGTGCTGGATTAGAACCTATTTTACAAGGTGGTCGGGGACAAGCGTCGGGCTTTATTATGCGAATGATGGCGGAGAATAAGAAGAAGCATCAAGGGCAATACAAGAACCCGAGTGATAATAACTATGGTTCTACGATGAACCAGTTTCGTCCATTCAACTATAAGGCACTTGCGAATAGAGAGCAGAATGGAAGGAATACCTCCGACTATGGTGCGTCGCCTTTCATTATCAAGCACTTTGGTAGTCCCCAAGCAGTTCCTTTTATTCCCAAAGCCCAGCGTGGGTCGGAGGAGCAAAGGGTTATTGAAGGCGAAACCGACGAACAAAAGTCGGCAAGATTGAAGGCAAAGGCAGAAGAGTTGGCGAAGTTGGCGGAAGACTTGCTGGTTGATGCGAAAAAGAAAGGAAAAGTGAAGGATTTCCTCAAAGGTCGGGTTGTTATTCAGAGGGCAAAGAAGGTGCTACAAGATAAGAAGATAGATAGAGATTATGAGCGGAAACGCAAGGCACAAGAGGACTTTGAAAAGGACGCAATCGCCTATTCACCAGAAGTGCGAAAGGAGTGGAGTAAGGTTGATAAGGCAATAGGCGATTTCTTACGATACAGATACAAGGGCGAAACTGGGGAGTATAGTCGTCGTTCAAAGATGCGTGAGTTATTCAAGGAGTTTTATGAGCGTAAGATGACGGAACGCTTCCCAGATTTCAAGAAGAGGTTCGGGAAGATATTTTCTTACAATACCCAGCAACGCATTATCCCTACAACGGCATACGACGGCGTATCATATCCTTACAACTACAAACACCTTACTTTTGCCGAAGCCAAGAAGGTCTATGATGAAGTGTTTCCGCCAGAGGGCGAAGAAACGGCAGAGGAAAAGGCTGAACGCACTCGGGGTCTCAAAGGGGTTGTCCGTCGCATACTTCGCACGAAGCAGAACCTCAAAGCACAAGCCCAGAAACTTCCTTTGCCGAGTTGGTGGGACGGAGTTATGTGTGTTTTGGATTGGGCGGAAAAGGCAAAGGAGGTTGAACGCTTCTTTGGTAAGACGCTACAACACGCATATCGGGCGTTGAATAAGCCCCAAGTCAAGCGTTTAGCAGAGTTGTATATGAAATGGGTATTTACTACGGCATTACCCACAAAGGGCTATGACCTAACTGAAATCAAGCCAACCGAAGAGACATTCCCGCAAGTAGAGCAGACACGCACGGAAAGTGTTGGAACAAAGCACACATACTATCGCACGGGTGTATTCAAGCCGTCTGGAACTCGTATGATGTTAGGTCGCAAGGGAGATGGATATCACCCCGAAAGAGATAGTCCTCTACCTCTACCACCAACGATGACGCTATTAATCCACCCGAACGGCAAACTTGCGTGGCTAATCTCAACAAAGGAAGGCGAAGAGCGTTGGGTTGGTCTTGCGGATAGGGCAATAAGCAACACGACGGCTGGTAATACTGGCTTCTCATTTTCTACAAAGTTCAAGAAGGTTGGGGATAGGTGGGTTCATATTGTAGGAGCACCCGTGAATGGTTCTGACGCTGGGTCGTATCGCCCCAAGTATGACCCAATCAAGGTTGGCGACATAACCCTCAAAGAGCCAAACAACGACCAGACACTATTGGGGAGCAATCCACCAAAAGAGGGCAACAAAGGCGGATATGATAGAAATGTAGAATGGGCGTATCCAGAAGGTATTGCGGAAATCACAAAGAGTTTGTTCGATGACCTATGTAAGCGTAAGGCGTGGAGTGGGAAACCATTAGCCGATATAGATTTAGGGGAAGCACCACCTCCACCAGCACCAGCACCCGCACCAGTAAAGCGTAAAATAGTGATGAAGAAACCAGCCCCAGCACCAGCACAAACAGCAAAACCACAAGCGGGAGCGACTTACGAAGCCGTAAGAGCGTATATCAATACTCTTGCGGGTGCGAACAAGTTAGAAAGGGCAGTGGCTATGTATCGTAATCTAAATATGGGGAAGTCGGAGCGTGAAATAGCGAAGGATACTGGTGTATCCCAGCCGTCAGTTAATCGCTGGAAGACGAAGTTCGCAACGGATTAAGATGTTCGTGGGGAATGTAATAGAAGAGTTGCTTGGGTTGAATACCACCTTCACGCCAACCACGCTCAAAGTCGGCACACTCAAAGGTCGCAAAGAGTTCGGGGTCGTATTTTACATAGAACATTCCGTCAAGATATACATAGACAAAATAGCAAGTTGCGTTTGATGTTTTACAGAAATCCACCTTGTTCTTACCGATGAGTGCCGTAGGATACTGATTGTGATTAATGCGTCTGGTCTTCATTTCAATAAAGATTGTTTGGGCTTCGTCAGTGTAATCCATAGGGTCATATGTTCCAGTCTTCTTCAACCCTACACGAAAAAAATCCTCCAAAGTAGCCTTATTCTTTTCTTCGCTTTTTAGTCCAAAGTTCAAGTCTTCGGTTTTTGTGGCTACGGGCATCTTTATATTTGTCGGGGATTTTATTTACTGGATATTTTTACGCAGAGGGGTCTTCCTCCTTCGTCTCCTCCTTCGGGGTCTTCTTGCCGTAGAGGGCGAACTCATAGCCGTCCTTGCCGTAGGCTACGAGCATACGGGAGATACGCTTCTGCTCGTGGAGTTGCTTCCAGTTGTTTCGGAAGTTGCGGAAGTGGGTAAGCAGTTCCTTCATCATCTCCTTCTTGCGTTCGGGCATACCTTCGGGGAGGTCAAAGAGGTTTGCGTCGCCCCAGTATGCGTCATTGCGGGGCAGAACCATAAGCCAGATAAGCATTATGTTCGCCCAAGTGAGAGCCTTGCGGTTTCGGCAGATAGTCGCCATAAACGGCTTCGTGTCGCCACCGCTCTCCCAAGCCTTCTTCATCGTAAGGTAAGCCATCTTCATATCGCCGTCGTGGAAGTCGTCGTCCAGTTCGTAGTGATATACGCAGTCGCTCGTCATTGCGAGTAGGTGTTGGAGGCAACCATCGCCCGTCGCCTTATACATCGCAATCTCCTCCTCCTCTGCGGGATTGGCTTCCCCCTCAAAAGCGGGGTAGGGGAACTTGGTGATAATCGTTTGTGCGTCAATCATAGTGGGCGTATTCATTGTCTCGGTAGGCATTCTTGTTGCTTGGTGAGGGGACTATCCGTTTTCCACGCTTCAACTTTTCCGCCACGAGCCATACAGCGAACCGCTGTAAGCCATTCGGTAAAAAAGTTGAACGCCTCAAAAACGGATTGCTCCTCACCAAGACCAACGATGAGTAATAGAATGAATACTCTTGACGCAATGCTTAACCAGTTGAAGACCCTCCAATCCACCTTTGAGACTATGGACGCTTACCCAAAGGAGGCACAGAACCAAGCCACGATGGATATTGTGAAAGGCTCTGGGCTTACCACGCCTACGCTCAAACAAGCCCTTAACGGAATGCGTGGGGCATACCGAGCCACGAACAAGAAGCGTAGCCTTATCGTGAGTATGACGAAGAACGACGGCGTTGCTTGGGACGATTTCAAGGGCACACTTGCCCCGCATATCGCAAACCTTATGGCTTACCAGTTCGGGCACGACGATATGCTTACGATAGGGCATATCTTCGGCAAGGACTACTGGGAGGCTTACCGCTGGGCTATGCTGGGGGATATGAATACAAAGGACACGACCTTTGAGAATGTAGTTAGGGGAACTTGGCGTTGCGTTATGGGCGACTATCTCTACTGGAAGACGACCGCCAACCTCTACTTGGAGGCTATGGAGGAGGCGGAGACTGACCTCAAACGCTCTATCTACGCACAGAAGGCGAAATGTGCCTTTACCCACGCAGAGGGCATTATGACGGGTTTCAACCACTCGTTCCCTATGGCGAAGATTACGGAATGCTGGGTAGAGCAGTAAATACAAATACAAAACCAAAAAATCAAAAAACCAAAAAAAGAGGGTTCGCCCCATTTTTTATTTTGTTTTAATCCGTTTTTGTCCCTTTTCTATTTTGTTTTTGTGTGTTTTATGTTTTTGTATTGGCTTTACCAGTCCATACCGCAATCCTTCCAACTCATCGCCGTTGGCTTCGCCATAATGATTGCGTAGAGCGTTTCAACTGGCTTCATCGCCTCTAACTGGCGGTCATCATCACCTCCGCCCAGTTGGAAGCCCTTTGTAGGGTCAATCACCTCCATTGAGCCGTCGGTAAAGCGGAGCGTCCCAGTCGTCCTAATGCCGTGCTTCACGATGATTACATTCTTGCTCTTCAAGTAGCGGTTAATCATCAGCATCTTATCAACGCCCAGCCTACGCATACCAGTCGCCAACTCACGCTCCGAAGCCGTGTTCTGGTCGCCATTCTTCTTGTAATAGTCCGTGCGGTCGTAAGAGCCATATACAAACATCAGTCCGCCCTCAACGGGGTTGGCGGATACTGCGTCTATGCCTTGCTTCAACGCCCCGCAGAAGTTCTTGAACGCCATATCTGCGTCGTATTTCATTGCGGTCTTCACTTGGGTCTCCCGCTTCTCGTCCCAAGTATCTTGGATAATCTTTTCCAAGCCCTCTGGCTCGGGGGCAGTCCAACGGGTCGTGCTTTCAAACTTCTTCATCGTGGGAGTAGTCATCGTGTCTTTGGTATGCTCCATATCCGTTTTTGACGCTTCAACTTTTTTACTCCAAGCCATACAGCGAAACGCTGTTAGGTAATAACCCAAATATAGCAAAAAAGTAAAGTCTCGTGGGAGACCCGTTTTTTATACATTTTTGGATACTTTACGATTTGGGGTTATTACCCTTATTATGTTTTACGCAAACTTCGCCAACCAGCAGAAGCCGTTGTCCTCATTGAAGTCATAGCCCTTCTCCTCAAAGTAGTTGGTGTGCTTCTCCATATCCTCATCGTCCTCAAACTCCCAGCACCCGTTCTCGCCCTCACCGCTGGTATGCGGGTTCTTGTAGAGCATCATCGTGCGTGGGTCAGAGCAGAGCATCTCAAATACCCGCTTGGGAACTACCAACGCAACATCACCGCAGAGGTGGGGGCAACCGCCAACCCGCCGTGCGGGGTTTGTGATAATCGTGCCCGTATTCACCCCGCATTTGGCTATGCCGTCGTCATTCACATATACCTTCGTGTATTGGCTGGTAAGGAGTTGCCGAGCCAAGTTCCAACGGCGGTTCTCGGAGCAGAAGAGCGGGTGGATTACAAACTGCTTTCGGTCGTATGCCTCAATGTCGCCCATTACCGCCTTTTGGAGCAGTTTGAGGTTGTCGCCAGTAGAAGCGTTGTTCTTGTAAATGCCGTGAATGTATGGCGAACCCCAGCAAGGGAGAACTACTACATACTTGTCCTTGTCGTGCGTAGCCATCATTGGGCTCTCGGCGGGGAAAGTCATCGTCGTATTGGTCTCGGTAGTCGTCATCGTATTACTCATTCCTTCTTATGACCCAGACCAATCCGTTTTTGACGCTTCAACTTTTTTACCACGAGCCATACAGCGAACCGCTGTATAGGTTTAGCCGATAAAGTTGAACGAGCCGACCCCCCACTCCCTCCTCACAACCAACGATGAGTTCCAATAAGAAAACGATTACCTTTACCCGCACGACCGAGACGGAGGTATGCTTCTGCGAATGGTATGAGGTAGTAAAGGACAAGTATGCGACGGAGAAGGAGGCAAAGAAGGTATGGAAGGAAATGTGCTATGTAGCCAACACTTCCGACCAATACCAGTATAGGGAGATAGACAACGGCGAGGACTTGGAGTGGTGCGAGTTTGAGGACAAGTTGGAGGAGTTGGAAGAGGACGCAAAGGAGCAGATAGAGGCAAGGGGCGACGATGCCCCACCCAAGAAGGAGGAGGCATCGGAGACCAAATGAAGCGTAGCAGAGTTGAACTGCTCTTTCGGGGGTCAAAGCCCCGTGTCCTAACCGATAGACGAACACTTCAATATATACAAAGAAAATATCTATAAGCCCAAACTTACATAATAAGGGTAATATACCCAGAACGCAAACTCTTCCAGAGGGTCGTTTTTTGGTGGTCTATGGGGACTTTACGCAATGGGTATATTACCTATATTACTTGGGCGACTTCTTCTTCCACACATAGATAAACTCCTTATAGCCTCCCTCTTGACCCGCATAACGCTTTTGAATGTATAGAGGCATCTTCGTATCAGACGCACCCAATACCTTTTTAACATCTTCATACATATCCATAGGGATATTTAGGGCATAGTGTCCTCCCGCAGATAGATTACGCATTGTATTCCGCACAACTGGAAAGAAGAACCGCTCGTTGAAATCATCACGGCTCGTGTATTCGGGCATATTTTCGTAGGCTTCCGTAGGCTTGGTTTTTTGATAATAAGGTGGCGAAGTAAAGACAAAGTCGTAAGTGTATTTGGAATAATCAACCTTCGAACTATCTTGGAAATGTATCTGAACCTTACAATCGTGCGGATAGGTCTTTATCATATCTGCGTATGCCCTTTTTAGCGACACATTCGTATCAAAGCCAATATAGTTAATGTCTAACGACATAGCCCCTAAACAACGCCCACCCCAACCAGCACTAAAATCTAATATGGTGCGTGGGTGATATTTACAAAATAGGTCTCTGGCTATAACTGGTTTGAATGCGTTAATAGAGCCTTTATAGAGACGGAATACATCGTATTTAGCGACGGCGGGAGACTTGCCGTGTTCCAGATTGTATTTGTAGAGCCGTTTTGCCGAAGGTGTTTTGAGTGGATTACCTTTGACCCATTCATAGAAACTTTCGCCACCTTTGGCTTTGGTCGCAAGGCGGTGCTTGAAGAAGAATATATCCATAGCCTTATTGCCGATTACAGATTTGGTATTGATTGACCCACATTCTAATCCACGCAACTTCTCATAGTCTTCCATAGCCTCCGCTGGTGTTATAGTCTTGATTTGGTCTGCTATGCTACGGAGACCCGCTCCCGTTAATGCGTGTTGAAGAATATAACCTCTATGATAGTCTTCCATCTATATTATGATAGGAGATTATTCGGGAAACAACTAAAAAGTTGAAGCGTGGAAAACGGATAGAATAGGTTTAAAGGTTATTAACCTATTATATATAAGATGGCTACACCCGTAAGAGAATGGCTACGAGACAATGCGGACAGAACCGACGATAGTGTGAATATGGAACAACTCCGCAAGTTGCGTGAGGCAACCAAAGATAAGGCTTGCGAAACTCTAATGAAAAACAAGAAGGTATGCGGACGCAAGTATGAAATCCACCCATTCGGTCGTTGTGGTTGCCGTTTCCACGAGGACTATTCACACGCTCTACGGGCTTTGAATACACTTGAAGACCCAGACCATAAAAGTTGAACGCCCCAAAACGGATAGTAGAGGTTTAAAGAAATCTCCCCTATTATATATAAAGAGATGCCTTCCGACGCACAGAAACGCTACTACGAAAAGAACCGAGAGACCATTACCGCCCAGATGAGGGATAGGGATACACAACGCAGAGCCGACCGCAAGAAGTATCTTGAAGAGCACCCCGAAGAGGTTGGATTAGAGCGTGAGAAGATGAGGGGCAAGTATCACAACTGGACGGCGAACAAATGTAAGAAGCAGATGGAGGCGTGGATTGCCGACCCAGCCGTCAAAGATGAGGCGAAGTCATTCTTCCGTCTATTAATCGCCGACGACAAGTATAAGGGTTTGAAGCCAAAGGCACTTCTGCTTATGTGCGAACCTCTTAACTTAACTGCGTCTATTCTGGCGTAAGAAAGTCCCGACAAACAATAGTAAGATGGAGACCTACGAGAATAAGAAGAACGAAATAGTATCCAAAATAGAAGCATTAAAGACTGAAATAAAAGAGAAGAAGCCACGCAAGAAGCGTGAGAGTAAAAAGAAAGTCCCGACCTTCACAATAAGCCACGAACCAGTTGTCGTAAGTTTCAAGTGAAGTGCGGATTTTTCCACGAATAATAATCTTGGAACGGAGTATAAGAATGCCCCGTTTCAGCATTAACGAACTGCGTGGTCTTTACGATGAAGTGATGTTATGGGCGGAAAAGGTAGAGGAAATGGAGCGTCTTGCGAATGAGGCAACGGGCGAGACCCGCAGTGCTTACGCAATCGTCCATAAAGATTATCTGTGGAAGATACAGAGGAAGATAGGGCAGTTATGGTATTATGTATGTGGCTCTGACGATATGAACCCTTTTGAGGATACTACCCGTCCAGCATCGGAATAGAAATATGTGTTATAACATCGCCCTTCTCCTCTCCCGAGCCACGCAGATACTTCTTCTGCTCTTCTACGGAATGCCCCATAGCGTTCGCATCGGTCTCCATCTCCTTAATATCATACTTGCTGGAAAGAAAGATGTGGCGAAGCATACTACTGCCGATTTTCTTACCGAAGACACGATTGAGGATACGAGTAATCGCATTAACCGCCGTGAGCGGTGTTCCATCTGGAAACACTAAAAACTTGAACTCGGTCGTCTTGGTCTTATTGCCCTTGACGAGTGGGTGGTGTTTGAGATACAACTGAACCACACGCATTAACTCTTCGGGAATAGCAATCTTCTGTTGTCCGTAAGTCTTCTGCGTCTTGAACTTATTGAAGATGAACTGGTGGGTCGCCAAGTCCAGATAGTTCTTATCCTTCGGCATATCCTCCTTCCACTTCTTAACAACCCACATATCCAGATAGTCTTGATTACGGCGTGGCTGGATTTCTGTGTATAGAGATAGAATAACCCAATGGAGAAGAGTGCTAAACTGCTCGGGAGTAATGTTCTTGGCGGAAACAAACTTGGAGACGGCTTCGCCAAGTTCCTTATGTTTCTCTTGAACTACTTTCCAATCAACCCAGTTGTCCTTCTCCTTTGTAGTCTTGTCGCTTGTATCAGCACCAGCCTCTTTCATATCCTTTGCTTTACCCATCATCTTCTCGTAGTAGTAGGCATATACCTTCTTGTATGTTGGCTTGTCCTTGAAAAGGGATAGGACGCTCGTGATAGTCGTGTAGAGAGCCTTCTGCGTGTTGTCCGCATACTCGGCAATCTTCTTATCGATGCCCTCTGTATCCTTAATGAAGGTTAGGGTCTTGAATGGGGCTTTGCCGTTCAGCATATACAACGACTTCACATAGGCGTTCGCAGTGCTTTCGGCAACTTGCTTCTTTTCCACCAGTTCCTTTGAAAGGTTCAGCATAAACTCGGAGACCTTCATCGCAGACATTCTTATATACTCTACCAATATTTTTATTTTAGACAAACTTTACGCATTAGTTTATTAAGCATCGGGGAGTTCCGCCACTCCGTTTTATCGCAACCGCCTTCAAATAGTCTTTATCAACATCGTCCCAATAACCCACATTATAAACACGCTCAACCTTGTAGAGGGCTTTGAGTTGCTTAATGGACTTGCCGTATCCCTTCTCTGCTTCTTTCATCGTGAAGAACTCCTTGTATTCCGTAGTGGTTTCGTAGATACGCACACGCATCTTCTTTGCTATATATAATAGGTGAGACTTCTTTAAACCGATGCGACGGCTTTTACCGATATACGGCGATATTATTACATATAAGGAAACAAATAAGGGCTTATATTGATTACCTATATTGATTTACGGGTAAAAAAAATATTTTTTTTACTTGAAATCTAATATAAGGAACTATGTTGTATTTGTTTTTGATTACCTTGCGGTAAATAAGCCCATAATATAGGTAATATAGCCAATGCGGAGACTTTTTTATGTGTTTAACTTTACCCCGTTCCCGAGATACTTTACGATTTGGGTATATTTGCCTTATTACGACCCGCAACCAACAACCAGAGTGTCGCCCTTCTGCTCTATACTCTCTATAAAGCGGTGTCCGCACTCCTTCTGTGCGATATGGCGGTCAATACTCTTCCAAACATCTAACCAAGTGTCGCCGATAAGTTGAACGGGCGTGGTTGGCTTGTTCTTGTGGAGTTTAACGCCATAGCAGTGCGAGTTGTGTCCGCAACCACTATCTACCATACTGGCGGTAAAGCCGTGTGGCTTTGAGAAGTCCCTTACTGGCTCTTGAAAGTCGTCAAACGACCAAGTGGAGTGCTCTATGCCGTTCTCCTCTGCGATAGTGCGTAGGCGGTCAATGTGGTCGCCAATGTCGCATTCGTCGCAGTAGTGTCCGCCGTCGCCGTCGTGGAGAAGGATATGCTCTGGGTGCTCGTCGCAGAAGTATTCGCTCTTGTCGCCCTTCTTTGGCGGGTCAGCGTAGCGAACATTCACGAACTTCGCCCAGTCCTCGTTGCGGTCAAAGTATTCACTACGCAGTAGGAACAACTTCTTATCGTCGCCCCAAATACCCTTTCCAAAGGCGTTCTCTGGAAGCCAAGCGTCGCTCACATACGCAACGCCGTGCTTGTTCTTTGTGCCTACTTGGCGAAGTAGCACCACATCATACGGCTCAAACTTGCTTTGGAATACTACGATTGTCTCTGCGTCGTCCCGTTCGCCAGAGTTGTTCCAATCGCTTACATCACTCGCATAGTTGTCGTTGCCGTCAATCTCCGATAGGTGCGTGAAATACTTGCGTCCGCAAGTCTTTTCGCAAGTCTCAAAGTCGTCTGGATAGTAGGTTGCGTCCATCTCTGCGACCTTATTGCCCGTATAACTTTCAATAGCGTCCTTGATTGCTTGTTCCATCTTTGCTTGTATGATAGTTGCGTCGTTGCTTGAACTATTATCCGTTTTCAACGAAGCGTTAGAGAGCATACTACTTGTTTTGACTGCTTCCAACTGGATTTTTTCCGTTCAACTTTTTTACCAATATGGATACAGCGAACCGCTGTATAGGTTTAGCCATAAAAGTTGAACGCTTTTTGAGCCTATCATACGCAGTCAAATGGCTTGTAGAACCGCCCCGCCACCACTATTGCCGTGTAAAAAGTGTAAGCACAACATCGGTGCTGACGATACTGGGCTATGTGCGAGTTGCGACCCCGACTACTACGCCAAGAAGTTCGCCCCGCCACCAACTCTCCCGACCCCGAGTAAAAAAGTTGAAAGGTCAAAAACGGATAGTAATGGTTTAAAGAAAACCTCACCTATTATATATATAGGAGAGATGACCGAGCCCGTTGTAGCCATTACCCGCAACTTGAACGGAAGCGACACTGACTATGCTGATGTAAAGGTAAGCGAAGTTGAGGACTACTTGACGACGCATACCAACTGCTACGAGCGGACGCTCCCGCTCACACGGCAGATAGGCACAAAGGAGAAACCCAATCGCATTACCGAGCGTGAGGGACTGAACCGAGCGTATGTAGATTTGGACGGCTATGCTGGGGATATAACCGAAGAGGAGTTCAACGACCTCGTAGATAATATCATCGCAAAACTGACCTTCGGCATTACCGAGCCTATCGCAATGATGGAAGCCTCGCAATACGGCTACACGAAGGAGGGTAAGACCAACAAACTCTCCTTCCGAGTTCAATACACCAAAAAGCACGGCTCAAAGAACGCTATTAAGCAATACATTACCACCAGCGTTCTACCGCTTATCAAAGGGCTACTGGTTGAGGACATCGCCGTATCGCTTGACGCAGACTGCGAAGGCGATAAGTATCTGGGGATAGATATGGGCGTATATAATCCGCTGGGACGCAAGATGAGAATGTGGAACTCATCGAAAGACAACGAAAATCGCCCTAATCGGCTGGTTGGCGACGCAACCCTCATAGACACGCTCATTACCTACATACCGAGCGATAGTGAGGCACTGCCCGAGCCAGTTGAGGAGGTAAAGACTGAAAAGAAGAAGAAGGAGAAGGCTACTCCACCGCCCTCTGAACCGCCCTCTGAAACCAACACGATTGAAACGGCTGAAACGAGCAACCCAGACACGCTTGAACCCGAACCCGACCTTGACCTCCTACGAAAGGTATGTATGGGACGCAAAGCCAAACGGGCAGACACTTACGATAGTTGGCTACGCACGGGTCTTATCTGCTTCAACGAGGGACTACCTCTTGAACTCTGGGACACTTGGAGTAAGCAATCAAAGAAATACAAAAAGGGCAGTTGTGCCGAGAAATGGGCGACCTTTCGCAAGGGGCATATCACCCAAGCGACTTGGTGGAAGGAACTCAAAGAGGACAACCCAAGCCTCTTTGCCGAGTTATGCCCTCAACGCAACGACTTCTGGGAACTACTCAAAAACCCCAACCACGCTGAAACGGCACGATACTTCTACAACACGAAGCCAGACGCATACGCCTATCACGAGACGCAAGGCTGGTTTCAACTGCTTCCCTCTAACGCTTGGAAGCACTACGAAAACAAGCGTGAGCCTTCTGGGCTTATGCTGGATATAAATATGACGATGAAAAAGGTGCTGAAAGAGCACTGGGCGACTATTGACCTTACCAACAAGGACGAAGCCACCCAAGCAATCCTCAAACTCAAAATAAAGCAATGCTCTACCTTCGGGCAGATGATAGGCAACAAGGGCTATGTAGATGGCGTTTGTGCCTTTCTACCGAGTATCTATAACGACGATGACTTGGAAAAGAAAATGGACGAAAGCCGACACTTGTTCGCCTTTGCGGACAAAGTGATTGACTTGGAAAAGGACGAGGTGCGTGATATTCGCCCGTTGGACTACATATGCCTACACACGGGCTACAAGTTCCCAACGGCGAGTAAGCCAGAGGTGCGAAAGGAACTGATGAAGGTTCTAATGAGTATCTGGGAGGACGAAAAGGTTGTGAAGTATGTATTGGAGATAGTAGCCTCAAACCTTCACGGGCGGAAGAAGTTTGAGGAGTTCTATGTTTGGACGGGCAAAGGCGGAAACGGCAAGGGACTTATCGCAGAGATGATTAAACGCTCCTACGGCGACTACTATCACTCTATCCCTAACGACTGCCTCACCAAGCGGTCAGACAAAAAGGACGCACCCAATCCCCCTATGGCGAAAGCAAAGGGTAAGCGGTTCGTTCAAGCCCAAGAGCCAGAGGGCGAAGAGAAACTTCAAGTAGGCACTATCAAGGAATACACGGGTGGCGACGAAATCACCGCACGGGCACTCTACTCTAACCCAGTGAAGTTCGTTCCCCAGTTCGGCTTGTTCCTCCAATGTAATACTATCCCCAAACTCTCGGCGTTGGACGGCGGTATTAAACGGCGTATGGTTGTGATACGCTTCCCGTTCCAGTTTGTAGAAAAGCCTACTGAAACGCACCACCGCCCTATCAATATGGACTTGAAGGATAAGATATGTAAGAGCGACGACTGGCGTGATGAGTTCGCCCTTATGCTCTACGAGACCTACAAGGGCATAGGCAAGACTATCGTGAAGCCAGAGTTTATCCTTATGGCGACGAACGAGTATATGGCGGAGAATGACGCAGTAAAGGGTTGGCTGGAAGAGTTCTACGATGTTGGAAAGCCAGAGGAGAAGAAGTATAAGTTGCCCGTGAAGGAGTTGCTGGAACACTTCCTCACGGAAACCAAAACAAAGGCGGAGCATATGACCCCTACGACCTTCAAACGGCTTATGGAGTTGAACGGCGTATCGCAAAAGACAGAAACCAACTCCTTTACCGCTCCCGTATGGGACGAAGAGGCTGGTAAGTATGAAAACAAGTTGCGAAAGGGTGGTTCGTATTATATGTATCTGGAACGCAAGAGGTAATAAGGGTAATATAGCCAAAAAGTAAAATAATGTAGGTAGGCGATTTTTTGTATGGCTATGGATACTTTACGATTTTGGTATATTACCTATATTACCCCACAAAAAATATGTGTAGTAGATATAGATAAGATGTCCCGAGAGTTATATGGTAGTGGGGATACTGCTGATAAGGTTCAAAACCTAATGAATAGTCTGGGTAATATGGGTTCATTCCTATACAACACAACCCCCGTCGGTCGTGTTGTAGATACATTAAGTAAAGGAATGGAAAAGGCAAGGGCAGACCGACTTGCTGGAAAGCCTATTCCATCTCTACGAAAACTCGGTAGGGGTCTTAAAGGAGGGTGCTGGGAATGTCGTGGTGGCGGACCAATCCCCGACCGAAATATTCTACAACAACTTGCTACGCAATCGTATCAAGCCGTTCCCGCTAATCGCATAGGTCAGTTAGAACTGATTAGGGCTACTCCGACTTTGAAGTTTTATAAAGATAATGGGAATACAATCGTAGTGGCTATTCGTGGAACGAAGCCCACTGATGTTGATGATGTATCCGCAGACGGACTTATTGCGTTAGGACAACTGGAAACCTCAAAGAGATACAAGGAGGATTTGAATACTATCCAGCAGTTCCAAGTTGCCTATCCACCTTCGCATTACGATTACTATGGCGTAGGACACTCGTTAGGTGGAGCAATATTAGATAGTTTTTTGAAGCGTGGGCTTATTAATAATGGCGTATCGTATAACCCAGCCGTTCAACCCCAAGACTTCCAGAATACGACCTTGCCGAACCAGCGTGTATATATGGAAAGCGACCCCCTATATGCGTTAATGGGACGCAACCTTGCGAAGAAGCCAGAGACACGAGCCCCACGCAAAAAGGCGTGGTGGGAAAAGGCTATTAGTTATATTCCGTATGCGGGGACGGCGATGAAAGGATATGACCTTTACCAGTCGCATATGTTAGACCAGTTTCAAGGCGGAGCAAAGGCACATACGAAGTTCGATAGGCAGTTAAAAAAGGACGGCATTGAACCTTCGTTGTATCTCAAAGAGGCACAACGGAGAGCCAAAGATGCTGGGCTTCCTTATAAAGTATTAGGGTTTGCTGATGACGGCGAACATAAACTATCTATTCCAGACGCTACTGGGCGAATGATAAAGTTCGGGCGGGTCGGTTATGGAGACCATTTGATTTGGTCTCATCTTGAACGACTGAAAAAAGTTCCGATGGGGACTGCGGACGCAAAGAGGAACACATTCCATAAGTCGCACTCTGCGATAGGGGGGGATTGGAAGAAAGACCCGTTTTCACCGAACAATCTGGCTTTGAAGGTTCTATGGTAGGACGCTTCACGCCATACCACTTTTCACAAAACACACACATAAACGGCGAAGAGCCGTGCGAACACTCACCCTCTTTGGGTAATGAGAATGAAACATTCCCATCACCGAAAGTCCCACTCCAAGTGCGTTTGACTGGAACGACATTACCAGCAATATCCATTACATTCTCGTAAGTAATCAGTTTAGGGTCGGGAGGACCATTACACCCTTTCGGGGTCGCATCAACTATATTTGTTCCCGTAGGGGAAGTGTATAGATGTTTAATCGTTGCGATGTATGGAAAAGGGTCGGACATCTTATATTTTACACCAACATTTTTATTAGGCGAAAAGAACCTCATATGCGTAGATTGCCCCAGTCGTGCCCGTGTATGTGAAGGATACATTACCTTGAACGCTGACGGCAGTTGGGGCAGCAATACCCGCAGCAAAAGCAGCGATACTACCACCAATGAGGGAAAAGCGAATAGCAGAGTTCGCTGGAATACCAGCACACGCTACAACAAGGGCAGCACCCGTTCCAGTTGTAGTCCCTACAAAGGGAGCAACATAGTTGCCGAGAGGGACGCAGTTCTGGGTGCGGAATACAGAAGTAGATTGCGTGGCGGGAGCAGTTCCGCCGATAAGAGCGGGATAAACATCTGCGAACTCTTGGATAGTCTGTGCCGTGACTGCGGGGTCAAAATAGCCGAAGAGTTGAAGGTGGTTCGCTACAAGACCACCACCACTCGTGCCCGTATTATCAAAGTTGTAAGAAGTGGGGTTAGTCCCAGCACTGACTTGCGTGGCTCGGGCAATAAGACTATTCAGTCCAATAACGGGAACACCTTGAACCACGCCACTTGAACCGAGACCGCCAGTTCCAAGACGGCAACCATTCGCAGTAAGGATTGAGGAGTTGGGAGAACCACTGGACGCAGAGTTGTCTAACACTACGCTACTCATCTGGTATTATACCTTATACCAATATTTTTTTGGTGGCGAAGATATTTTGAGGTTCGGGGTTTTACATTAGTCGGGAGGACAATCCACGACGGCGACCGCCAGTTCCATCGCCACCCGTTCCAGCACCAGTTCCAGCACCCGTGCCGTAGCCTACTGCGGACATTCCAGATTTGAGGTTGCCGAGCATACCACTATCGGGGAGTAGCCCTTTCGCAGCACTCACAAGAGGCTTTGTCTGCTGATAGACATCTTTCGCCTTTGATAGAATGTTCGCAAGAGAGCCAAACATACCAGCACCGCCCACATAGCGGGAGAGCATATCCCGTGTGCCTTGTGGGGCGAGAGGAGCGGAGATGATGTCTTGCTCGGAGAGGACACCCTTGATGATGCGGGAAGAACCACGAATGCTCTCAAAGAACCCAGAGTTCGCCGTAATCACATACAACTGAACGCCAGACTGGGCGACACCAGAAGTGTTCTTGACTTGGAGGTTGAACTGGAAGGTAAAGTTTCCTACCAGTGAAGGGGCTTGACCCGTTTGGAGGGTAATGTCTTGGCTTGGCTTCAACACGAGCAGACCGCCAACAAGGGGCACACGACCACACGCAGAGCCACCGAAGTTCGCAGATGAGCCACCAAGAGTGCCGACACCAAGACCAACGCCAGTGTGAGCCTCACCCACCCAAGAGTTCCAGTCCATATCCAGACCATTCTTCACGGACATTCCGTATAACTGCTCGGCAGTCTGGGAAGAGAGCAGACCAGAGAAGTTATCAAAGTTGATAGTGAGAGGAGCAGTCACATTATCGGCGGAAGTCGCAACGGGGAAGTAGTAGTCGCCTTGTGTGGGGGCAAGAGAGGCTGGATTGGGCTTTACATAGATGATGAAAAGGTCGGGGATTTGAGGGAGCGTGATTGTCTGGGACTGGATTTGGACGACCGCACCGCTGGGAATAGCCCCACCTTGATACGCCGTAATGTAGCGTGGGAACTCCATATAGGGCACGACTGACTTGGGAGGCAGAGGGACATCAAGAGAAGGTGTTAGGAACTGGACATTCACACGGGAGTTGCTGAACGCACCAGACGAAGAGTTGGCGTTGTAGATAGGGGCAGTGAGGGCACAACCGAACTTTGTCGTAGAGCGAACAGTGCGGGAAGGGGCTTGTAAGTTCATAATGAGTTGAATGTTGTTAATGCCGAAAAGACCAGTGTCCCACTCGTGGCAGTCCGAGAAAACGAAGGGGGAAAGCACCAGTTTCTCCGTAGAACCCCAGCGAAACCAGAGAGGGTAAGACACACCAGCAACATTACCCAGCGAAGTCCAAGCGGGAGCAACGGGAGCAGTTCCAGCAACGGGAGCGACGGCAGACCAAATCGCACCACCACTTACCGCAAGAGCACCGACGGGATATGTCGTAGTGATGAGCCAATCTGCGGGGACGCAAGGTTGTCCGTTCTGGGATACATAGTTCGCAGCGGGAAGACCCGTAGAGGCTGGGTATGCGGGAGTGTAGCCAGTTGCGGGAGTTGCGGGATATGTTCCAGCGGGAAGAGGGTTGCCTTGCGGGTCAGTGTAGATTACATTTAGGAAAGCACCATTGGGGGTCTCGGCATAATCCGCTTGGCTCTCATAACCAGCAAGGGTGTTATTCACCGCACCCGCACAATCGTTATAGGACTGATACTTATCAAGCATAGTCGGGCAAGTGCGTTGGAGGCGGTTCTTCTTGTAATCAGTTAGACGCAGAACCTCTTTGAGAACATCTTGGGTGTTAATCACGCTCGTAGTGTCGTTGATTGTTGCCGTAAGCGTAGAGCAGAGGGAGTTTAGGGGAAAGGCTTGGAGGGCACAATCACGACCCCACTGACCGATAGGGGCAAGTTGAACGGGCTGGGCTTGGAGCACCGCACTCATCGCCATATACACAACGGAAGACCATTCCAGAGCCCTATCCACATACACATTCTCGGAGGGAACATAGATGTTGTAAGTGTGCTGGGACTGCGTCGCAGCAATCGCATTAAACGGGGCGTTCGTGAGGGAGAGAGCACCCTTCTCTACCGCATACTTGGGGCGAGACTGGACGATACGACTATCGAAAACGGCGAGTTTCTCAATGTCGGCACTCATCTGGTATTATACCTTATACCAATATTTTTTTGGTGGCGAAGATATTCTCAAACTTGCCGTTGTGGCGGAAAGGTTGGGGATATGGATTGTTCGGGGTTCTGCTCTGAAAGTTAAGGATTGACTGGGGCAAGACCAGCGTCCTTGTGCTTAAACATAACCTTAATGGAAACGCTGGAAAGATTAAACATATTAATCGGGTAGAGTTGATTATCCAAGCGGTTCTTCCAGAAGACTTGAATGTCTATGTTGCGAACATCTTGCTTTGAGGACGAGAAGTCGGAGAGACGATACTCGGCAGACGGGGCATAGTAGATAAAACGGCGATAAGCGTCTGCGTTGCCCGAAGAAGTATCCAGTGAAATATCCGTGATGATAGGCTGGAAAGCAGACTGGACGGTCGCTTGTGAGAAACCCAAGTTTCCAGCACCAAGCACAACGGGAGCACCCGTAGCCTCTGTGCGGATAGGGAGCAATGTGCTTGTGAAAACAATAGACGATACGGGAGACCAAAGACTATCCGTAGAACTATAATCTTGCTGGGCGATGTAATAGACACGATTTAGCATATTCGGGGTAATCGCCGTTCCCGTGAGGCTGACTGGATTGTAGCCCAGAGGAGCAACACCCGTGTAAGGGGTAAGGCGGAAGTCGGAGACATTCTGGAAAGCCTTGTTCGTCGCAAGGATTTCATTCACATAGCCGTCGGGAATAACGATATTGCCGAAGAGAGTGCCCGTAGGCAAGTTGTAATAGGTATTGTTATAGTTGGCGAAGAGACCGAACATATTGGCGTTGAAGAACAGACGGACGATTGGGTGTTCCACAATACCCGTAATGACGGGAGGACCAGCAGAATACGCCGTAGGAGTGAATGCCGTAAGACGCTCACCAAACCCAGCACTATCCAGATAAATATCAAACTTGGAACTATCCGCTACAAACTTCATCACGGGAGGATAGACGGCATTCACAAAAGCACCGAAGGTCGCATAGGGGAACGAACCAGCAAGACCGCCACCAGCAATGTAAGCGTTATAGAAGGCGTTATAAGTGTCTTGATAGGCACAAGTGGAAGTCGCCAGAGGAGCAGAGCCGAACTGGGCTGGGTCTAACATCGTGTTATTCCACAAATCTACGAAATGCTGGTATGTATAGACCCAGTAATAACGGCTCGTAAGGTCTTGGCTATTACCCAAGTCATTCCCAACAATAGACCAGAGATTAGAGCCGACGGGGTTCGTGCCGACTGGCGGAGCAAGAACCCAGTTCGCACCAACGGCGGGAGTAATACCCGTTGTGATTGCTATGGCTTGGTAGAGAACATTGTTGAACTGGACTACTGCCCCTACTTGATAGGTCTGATTGACGAGCCATTGTTGCTGGGGAATGACTTGATAGAAAGGACCATCAAACGAACCATACTGATTAGCACCCGTCATAGATACGATGTCGCCCAGTTTGTATTGTGTTCCACCAGCATAGACACCTTGAAAGTTGTCCGCAGAAATGTTGCGTGGCGGAGGAGCGGAAATAGGGTTCTGGGTCTCGGGAACATATTGGATATAGCGTTGCTGGGGCACGGCTACGACATTCACATTCGCACCGCCAAAGTTGAGGGTCTGCGAGAACGAAACCGCCATAGAATAGGTCGTAAGATTTACATTTGTCTGTCCCGTTCCCTCTGCGATGTTAGGAATAAAAAGGGGTAAATCTCTGTTTGCTCCGTCCATCGTGAAGCGAATAATAGAGAAATAGTAATCCGCAGCATTACGGATTATAGCAGTATCACGGGTCTCGTTAAACCTAATCTGCGGGTCTCGGATTGCTTGACCCGCAAATGTATTCTGCGTGGTGTTGTTGATGATGTCCGCATTATAATAGACATAATCGGGGGCATCTTGATTGTCTCCGTGCGTCTGAATGCTTGACGAGAACATCTCTTCTATATTCTCTACACATATTTTTTACTTCCGTAGTTTATCAAAGGTTATGCCCGAGACAAAGTCGTCGGGGGACAAGCCACTACTATCTATAATGCGTTTGTATTTTTCCAGTGAATAAGGGGCATACAACAACCTTACGACACAATGTCTCCCACAAGTATTTATCTTCTTACTATCTTTTTGAAAGGCGTGTGTGTTGTAGAAGACGGGCTTACCGCTCTTCCGTAGTAGTTCCACCAGTCGTGGTTGTCGTTGTCCCAGTTGGTCTAATAGTGCTGGGTTCGCACCTTCTTTTTGCTCCTCTGGTGCTTCTCCATACGGGTCAAAGAACTCTATACCTTTCTTCTTATTCAGTAGGCAACACCAGTGTCCCGCCGTCGGGCTTGATGTTAGGAAGAGTAATATACACCTACCCTTCTTATCAAAAATCTGCGATATATCCTTGACCTTATTCAGTTCTGGGTAAGTAATGATACTAATATCATCACCTAATATCGTTCGTATATCACCATCGGAGAGCGGGTAATCTTTGACTTCACCGAGACCAACGGGCATATTATCTATACTATATACAGATAAAGAATG